CAGGGCCACTCCCTGATGCTGCGGATGTGCAAGCCGCGCCGGATCGAGAACGACGGCACGGTCGTCTGGTGGGAAGACGCCGACCGGATCGAGCGGCTCGCGGCCTACTGCGCGGTCGACGTCCAGGGCGAGCGGTGGCTGGACAAGCGGATCCTGCCGCTGTCGCCCGAGGAGCGCCGCGTGTGGCTGGCGGACCAGCGTCTCAACGACCGCGGCGTGCCGATCGACGTCAACTTCTGCAGGGCCGCGATCGAGGTGTCGAACCAGACCCGCGACCTGCTCGACAAGGAGATGCGGGCCGTCACGGGCGGGGCCGTGCCGAAGGCCTCCAACGTCGCCCGCCTGCGCGATTGGCTGATCAGCAAGAACGTGATGATCCAGCCGCCCGTCGAGGACGACGAGCTGGACGACGAGGAGGACGACGAGGACGGCCCGAAGGTGCCCGAGCTCCGGCGCAACGACGTGGAGCGGCTGCTCCGCGACGCCCTCGACGGGTCGCCCGTCAAGCGGGCCCTGGAGATCCGCCTGGAGGCCGGCAAGAGCTCCGTGAAGAAGATCGACGCCATGCTGCGGCGGGTCCAGCCGGACGGCCGCGTGCGGGGCATGCTGACCTATTGGGGCGCCGGCCCCGGCAGGTGGTCGGCCGCCGGCTCGGGGATCCAGCTCCAGAACCTGCCGCGCGACGGCGTCAAGAACTGGGACCGGGCGCGCCGCCTCCTGGACGACGGGCCGGAGACGGTCGACTTGCTGGAGGGGCCGCCCCTCGACGTCCTGTCGCGCATGCTGCGCGGGGCGATCCTGGCGCCCGAGGGCGACGACCTGATCTTCGCCGACCTGGCGTCGGTCGAGGCCCGCGGCGTGGCGTGGCTCGCCGGCCAGGACGACCTAGTCGACGCCTTCGCGAGCGGCGCGAAGATCTACGAGGAGATGGGCGCGCTCATCTTCGACATGGACGTCTCGGCGGTCCTGAAGGAGAGCTTCGAACGGTGGGTGGGCAAGGGGGTGATCCTCGGCAGCGGCTACCAGATGGGGGCCCCCAAGTTCGTCGCCACCTGCGCGAAGAGCGGGCGCGTCGTGCCCCTGGCGCTGGGTGAGCGCGCCATCAGCTCCTACCGCACGCGGTTCCCGCGGATCCCGGCGCTCTGGTACGGCATGCAGGACGCGGCGATCGCGGCCGTGCGCAACCCCGACAGCGTCCAGGTGGTGCCCGAGGCCATGGGGCGGGTCAGCTTCGCCATGTTCAAGAAGTGGCTGCAGATGACCCTGCCGAGCGGCCGGAAGATCAGCTACCGCAACCCCTCGATCCAGTGGGACGAGCGTTTCGGCCGGCACGCCCTGACCTACATGGGCACGGACAGCAAGACGAAGCAGTGGGGCGTGCAGCGCACCTACGGCGGGCGCCTCACCGAGAACGCGGTGCAGGGCATGTGCCGCGACCTGATCGCCCACCGGCTCGTTGACCTGGAGGACGCCGGCTACGCGCCGATCCTCCTGGTCCACGACGAGACGATCACCGAGCAGCCGGCCGGGCACGGCTCGCGGGACAGGATGATCGAGATCATGACCCGCCTGCCCGCCTGGGCCGAGGGGTTCCCACTGGCCGCCGAAGGCCACCGCGCGCGGAGATACCGGAAATGATGAACGTCGAAGGCTACGAGCCCCTGCGGGACGCCCTGCAGGAGGCCTACGATCAATCGGCACGGGGCAAGGGCGTGCAGCGCCACGCCAACGGCCGCGACTTCGACCGCCAGCCGATCATGGAGATCGGCCGCATGGTCGGGCCCGGCTTCCAGCTCGGCCAGGCGATCAAGAAGCTGCAGGAGGCGGCCGGCATGATCAATCGAGCCGAGGGCGGCGCGGCGATCCGCGAGCTCCTTGGGGCGATCGTCTACGCCGCCGCGGCGATCAACCTAGTGCGCGAGATGGAGCCCCCGGTGGGCGGCCCCCTTACTGACGCCGACATGGCCGCCCTGGTCCAGAACATCGAGCCCACGCCGACGCCCTTCCTGAACAGCCTGGACCCCTACCTGGAGGCGGCCCGCCGGGCCCGTGCGCAGACCCTCGGGGACGGGGTACAGGGTTCCTGAAGGGTACTGGACCCCGGGGTTCTTACCAAAACCTTAATGAAAACAAAGGTTATGGTTAGCCGGTAAGTTTTGTCACAGGTGCGCAAGTAGTGACGTTACAGGCACTTAGCGCCACGAATTGTACCCCGAACCGGGTTAAAACACGGGGCCGGGGTACAAATCCGGGTGTTAAAAACACGCTTTAGAGGGTGGTCGTGTACCACTGCTTCCGCAGCGGATCCCAGATGGCGTTCCTGGGTGTCGGCGCGGCTGCGGCTGGCGCCGCGGGGGCCGGAGCCGCCAGGGCCGACTGAGCCGACGACAGGCCGCCGGCCGGGCTCTCGGGCCCGCCGGATCCACCGAACGGTGGCGCCCCGAAGGCGGGGCCTCCCTCGCGCGGGCTAGTCCAATCCGTCGTGGCCGCCTTCCCGGCGAGCCAGCCGAGGCCGCTGCCGATGAGAGCGCCAGCGGGCCCCGCGACGAGGCCGCCGACGACCGGCAGGCCGTACCTGGCCGCCGTCGCCCAGGCGGGGGTTTCCGGCACTACGCCCGGCCCGTAGGCGCGGCGGGTGAGGGGGTCCACGTAGTAGCCGCTCGCCGGAGCCGCAGGGGCGGGCGCTGGAGCGGCAGGCGCCGGCGCTGGAGCGGCAGGCGCGGGCCCGGGGGCCGGAGGGGCCGGGGCCGGAACGGTGGACACCTCGACGGGGGCGGGCTGGGCCGGAGGAGCCGCCACGGCCGGCTGCGCGAAGGCGGGCTGCGCCGCCTGGGCGCGGCCGATCCCGAGCTCCCTGCCGACGATCTCGACCAGGCTCTCCTGTCGGGGCGCCACGGCCTGCGCGACCTGCGAGGGCGGCGCTGCTACCGCCGGGCCGGCGAAGGCCGGTGACGGGGCCGCCAAGGCCGCCTGCGCCGTGTTCGCGAACGCCGGCTGGCGGTCGTAGGCGTACTCCTGCCGCTGCATGTCCTGCGCCCGGCGATCAAGGCCGAGCGCGAGCTCGTTGCCGGCGCCCGCGATGCTGCGGTTGCTGGCCGGGTCGCGCCCCGTCGACCGGGACGTCGTGTCCTGGTTCACGGTGAAGTCAGTGCCGCGCCAATCGCGCGGGGCGTTGTCCAGCATCGCGTCGCGCCGGTCCTGATCGGGCGGTTGCGCGCCAGGCACGTCGGTGGGCCCCATCGGGCCGAAGGCCGCCCCCAGGGGCGCGGACGCCCCGGCGATCGTGCTCATGCCGGACATCGGGGCCGGGCCGGAGCCCATCGCCAACTCTCGAGAGAAGACCTCGGCAGGGGGCTGGGCCATCGACGGCATCTCGTAGGCCGGCGCCGTCGCGGCGTACTCGTAGCCGGCCGGCGTGTCGCCCAGGATGCCGCCCGTCGTCGCCGGCCCCACCAGGTCGGGCGCGGGCCCGCCGATCAGGCCGCCGCCCCAGCCGCCACCGTAGGCGCCCTCGCCGAAGTAGTCGGGGCTCGACATCGCGTTGTTGAGGCCGTCCCACCCGCCGAACCCGGCGATGGCCTCGTTGCCCGCGTTGAAGGCGTCGCCGATCGCCGCGCCGGCCGCGGCCCGGTCACCATAGGCGTCGGCCTCCCGGTCGCCCCGATCGGCGCCGAAGAACTCCGGCAGGCCCGTGCGCGGGTTCACCGTGCCGGAGCCTCCCGCCGCCTTTAGCATCGCCGCCTCGCGGGGCGTGATGTGGGCCAGCATCGTGTCGCCGTTCCGGCCCGCCGCCAGGATCTGCTGGGCGGCCCTCCGCAGGTCGGTCATCGCTTGTCCTCCATTCCGCCGAGCAGGCCCTGCTGGATGCCCTTGGAAAGATCACCGGCCGGCGGGAGCACTGAGCCGTCGCCGAGGAACCGCTGGACCGGGCGGCTGTAGAGCACCCGGCTCGCCGCGGCCGGGCCGAGCGTGCCGGCCGCCGCGCCGATCACCGCCCCCGGGAGGCCGCCGCCGACGAGGCCGCCGATCGTGCCGCCGCCCTGGAACAGGCCCTGGTAGAAGGACCGGGGCGCCGTGCCGCTGTTGGGCAGGGGCTTCATGAACCGCTCCGCGGCCTTCGCCAGGTCGGTCATGTCGCCGCGCCCCTGCACGTAGCCCTCGGGGTCGCGCTGGGCGATCGCGGCGCGGAGCTGGCGGGGGCTGATGTTGCCTCCCGCCACCTCGGCGCCCGCGCCCTTCATGGCCTTCTCGATCGTCTTGTAGTTGGCGTACTGCCGGCGCGTCGCGTCCCAGGCCCGCGCGTCGGCGGGATTGATCGAGCGGGTGGCGGCGTCGTCCAGGGCGCCCCGAAGGCCCCGCAAAGCGTTCGCCAGCTCCGTGTCGCCCTCCGACCGGGAGATGCGGGTCAGCGTCGAGCGCAGCTTCTGGTAGGCCGTGCCGGACATCACGCCGCCCGTCGCCCCGATGTCGAGGACGAGGCGTTCGAAGATCGGCTTCTGCAGGGTGTTGAGGTTCTCGGCGTACTCGCTCGCGACCGTGCGGACGTCCTGCACGAACTGCCGGTCGAACTGGATGGTGTTGCGCGCGGCGATGTTCTCGATCCGGTTGCCGAGCGTGCGCTGGGTCGCCGTCATCACGGCGCCGGTCGCCTCGTCGGCGTTGCTGCCCGCGGTGCGCAGGGCGGCCGAGTTGAACGCCCGGGCCTGCGCGTCGGCGATCCGCTGGCCTGGCTGGCCGGTGAAGGGCAGGTCGGCCAGGACCGTCTCCATCCACTGCACGGGCTTGCTGCCGGTGCGCTGCCCGGCCGTCAGCTCGATCCCCTCGTTGCGCAGGACGCTCGCGAGGCGCTGGTCCTCGGCGGTCATGTTGCCGGCCGGCAGGCGCGCCCGCCCGGCCGCGGCGAGGCCGCCCGCGACGCCGCCGCCCAGGGCGGCGCCCGCCAGCATGTTGCCGCGCGTGAGCTCCTTGTCCCGGCCGGCCGCGTCGAGCGCGGTCATCGCCAGGCCCTCCGTGGCGCCCACGGCCGCCCTGCCGGCGATCCCGGCATTGTCGGCCGCCAGGATGGCCCTGGCGGGCGCCTGGGAGCCGCCACGGAGAGCAGAGAGAGCCGCGCCGCCCCGCAGGAGCGTGCCACCCGCCAGGCCGCCCGCAACGCCGCCCGCCACGTCCGCCACGATTGCGCCCTTGCCCAGCCGCTTGCCCGCGTCCTCGGTCCGCTTCCGCTCGGCCGCCAGCTCGTTCTCGTAGGTGTCGCCGAACAGGCTGGACATGCGCGCCGCCAGCTTGTCGGCGTAGCCGAAGGTCGCGCTGTCGGCGGCGCGGCGCACGTTGTCGTCCGCCCACTGCAGGAGGTTGCTGTTGCCCGCCACGTTGGCCGGGGCCGCGTTCTTGCGGTCCCGAGCGTCGAGGGCGTCCAGGCGAGCGAGGAAGTCATCGGACATGGATCAATCCCCGTAAACGTTCTGGCGGCTGGTGAGCTGGCCGTAGCGGCTCCGCACGGCCGCCCTCTGATCGGGCGACAGCAGGTCCAGGGGGAGCCGCTTGAGCTGCTCGGCGTCGGTGGCCTTCATGATCTGGTCGGTCGTAAGCCGGCGGACCTCGTACCGCATCCGTGTGTCGGGCGAGCGCGGGTCCACGGTGACGTTGCCGGCGTTCAGCTTCCGCTGCTCGGCGATGCCCCGGTAGGCCGTGCCCAGGCGCTCGACGTCGCCGTACTGCTTGTCGAGGTATGTCTCGGCGACGCGCGCCAGCTCGGCACGGACGTCGGGGGTCAGGAAGCCCTTGCCGTCGACACGTCCCAGCGCGGAGATGACCTGCTCGGACAGCCCCATGCTGGCGGCGACCGACGCGAACTCGCCCTCGCGGACCGTCGAGGCCGGGTCGATCGTCTTGAAGAACGCGAACACCAGGGCGGTGTCGTTGACGCCCGCGCCGGGCTTGGCCTCGTTCGCCCGCTTCACCAGGTCGATCATGGTCGAGAAGGACCGCTGCGCCTGGTTGAACCCCTTGACCGCCTCGTTCCCGAGGTACTCCTTGCGGAGCTCGGCCTCCTGCGAGGCGGTCTGGGCCGGATCCAGCGGCTTCGGCTGCGGCCCCAGGATGCTCTCCCGCCGGCCGTCGCCGTAGACGCGCTCCTTGGACCCGTCCGCGCTCTCGACCACGTCGTAGCGCGACCGGCGCTCCTGCTGGCGTAGCATAAGCTGCTTCACCACCTCGGCGCGCTGCTCATAGGGCATCATCGCGACGCGGACGGCCTCCTGCTGGGAGAGCCCGAGCTCGGCGGCCTGGGCCAGCCACCCGGTCTTGGCGGCGGTGCCGGCGATCGTCGGCGCGCCCGGGGCCGCAGGGGCCGCAGGAGCCCCGCCAGGGGCCTCGGGGGCGGGAGCGGCGCCAGGCGTGGGCAGAGGGGCGGGACCGCCGGCAGGGGCTCCCGCAGGGGCCTCGCCGCGGTAGTAGGCGTCGGAGGCCGCCCGGTCGCGGGCCGCCTGCTGGAGCTGCTGGGTCTGGGCGCCCATGTAGGCGGTACTGGCACCCGCCCGCTGGATCTCGGCCGCCGCGGCGGGCGCCTGGCCGAGCGACTGCAGGGCCCGGGCCCGGCCTTCGAACGACTGCCCGCCCTGAGAGGCAGCGAGAAGCGACCCGCCGATGTTGCCCAGCAGGGCCGCCCGCGCCATGCGGGCCGTCTCGTCGTCGTACGGGGCTCCGGCAGGCGCTCGGGGCGCCATCATGTCGTTCACGCCGCCGAGCAGGCCGGCCATCGTCAGGTTAGCCATTCGGACCTCCCAGGAGCCCCGACATCGTGGGCATCTGCGCCATCACGCGGGGCTGCTGTTTCTTGCGATAGGGGTTGAACCCCTGGGCGGGCGCCGGGGTGTTCACTTCGGGCGGGGGCCCCGCCGCTGCGGACGGCTTGCCTCCGGCCGCCTGGTCGAGCATGGCGCGGCCCTGCGCGAGCAAGGCGTCGTTGCGGCGCTCCCCCATGCCGCCGCCGGGCGGGGCGGCCGGGGGTCCGGCAGGCGCGGCCTCGGGCGGCGGGGCCGCCGCGACGGCGCCGGGAGGCGCGCCACCCAGCACGGACTGCGCGTAGGCGGTGCGCCGATCGTAGTGCATCGAGCCGGCCGGGTTGCCGGGCGTGTAGCCGCCAGGCCGCAGGCTCGACACGACCGCGTCGGTCGCCTCGGTGAGATCCCTGGAGGCGCGCAGCCGGTCGCCGGCCCGCTTCTCCGTGTTCCGCAGCTCCCAATCGTAGAAGGCGAGCTGGGTCTGGGGATCGGCTCGCGTCGTGCCGCGCGTCGCGGCGAAGCGATCGAGGTCCGCCTGGCGGCTCCCACGCCACTGCATCGAGCCGTAGGCCGTGCCCCGGTCGCCCGTGATCGTCGGATCGAAGCGGCTCTCGGCGCGCATGTTCCCGACGATCGCCGCGGCCTGGTGCGGCGCGTAGCCCTGCTTGCGGAAGTAGTCGAAGGCCTCCTGCGGGCTGATCACGCGAAGGCCCTCTTCATCGGCCCGAAGCCGAGGTTGACGATGCGCGGCCCGCCCTTGCCGAGGCGCTTGACCTGCGACGGGGCGGCCTTCTGCATGTCAGACGCCATCGGGCCCACCACCTTCGGGTAGGTCTTCGGGTCGCCCTTGTAGCGGTAGGCGAAGAGGGGCACGCCCGTCTCGGGATCCTTGCCGACCTTCTTCACGTCAGTCTTCTCGTCGTCCTCCGACAGGCCGCCCAGGAGGCCGCCCAGGCCGGCCGCCACCGTCCCGCCCCAGCCGCCGAGGCTCCCGGTCAGGTTGAGGCTGCTGGCGATGCTGGCGCCCGTGGACGCGCCGCCCAGGACGCCCAGCGCCGTGTTCTGCGAGGTGACCGGGGTGGTCGTCGTGTTCGTGCGGCCGTAGGGCGATTGCGTGAGCGCGGCCGTCCGCAGGTTCAGCATGTCGATCGGGTAGGCGCGGTCGTTCTGGAAGTCCTGGTAGGCGATGTCGAGCCCGGCCTGCTGTTGGCCCTGGTTCTGCCGGCCCACAGTCTCCAGCAGGGCGAGCTCCTGCGCCGTCATGGTCCGGCCCTGGGTCGCGAGCTGGCCCTGAAGCTGGGCGGCCGTGAGCGCGTTGCGGTCCTGGGTCTGGCCGGCCTGCTGGTTCGCCACGTCGGCGCGGAAGGCGCGCTCCATGTCGCCCGTCATGAGGCCCGTCGCGGCGTTGAAGCCCTGCGACCGGATGTTGGCCGACGTCTCGCCGGCCATGCGGGCCGCCTCGGCGTTCGTCACGGCCTCGACCACCCCGTGCCGGGATCCGCCGAAGGCCCCGCGCGAGAGCGCCTGGTCGCCCGTCTGGTTGATGGCCTGCGCCCGCTGCCGCTCGATCGCGCCGAGCGCGCCCGTCTCGACCTGGTCGAGGTAGGGGTTCATGTAGCCCTGCAGGTTCCCCGACAGGAAGTTCTGCGCCTGGACCGGCGCGTAGCCGTTGTCGGCCACGTCGCGCGCGGTCGCCATCGCGGGCGCCATTGCCGCCGCGCCGGTTCCCTGGAGGTCGCGCACGCCCTGCTGGGCGTTCAGCATGTTCTGGTCGAAGCCGGCGAGGCGCTGGCCGGTGTAGTCGACCTGCGGCTGCGCGGCGATCTGGTTGGCGAGCGCCAGGTTGTTCTGGGCCGCGCTGTCGACCCAGGCGGGAAGCTGCGACGACTGCACGACCGTCTGGGTCGCCGGGGTCCGGTTGCTGCCCTTGCTCATAGTGCTCGCTCCCAAACGACGTACTTCTCCCGCCAGCCTTCGGCGGGGAGGATGGCGCGCCAGCCGCGACGGCCGGTGCAGTAAACCCGGTTGCAGCCCTCGGCACGGCCGAAGGCGAACATCTGGGGCTGGAGCTGGAGCACATGCTCCAGTTCCCCGGCCGCCAGGTAGATGATCAGGACGCGGCCATCGGCGCGGTCCTCCAGTTGGGTGAAGCAGCACGCCTGGTCGTTGTGCCAGCACTGCATCCGCCCGGCGCGCGTCTCCGACGCGAGCTCCTCGATCGTGTGCAGGTTGCCCCCATGGTCGAGGGCCTCCTGCAGGCGCTCGCGGAGCTGGGCGTCGTCAAGTGTCATGCCAAGGGATCCCCCTGGGGCACTTCCGTCGCGGTGAGCACGCCCGTGTCGCTGACGGTCACGCGAAACACTTTCGCGGACGGCGAAAGGAGTAGCACGCCCGCGACGGCTTCGCGAGTGGACACGCGCTCCAGCAGGAGCTGGGCGATCACGTCGAACACGCGCTGCATCCAGACCGCGTCGTAGCGGGCCAGGGCGAGGGGGAGGAGGGCCCGCGGGCGGGGCGCGCCGGAGAATGCCATCAGCGTCCACTCCCGGGCCGAACGTCGAGCCGGCAGGCGCCGACCGACCAGGCCTCGTCGCGGGCCGCTTCGAAGCGCAGGCGGATGTCGCGACCTTCGAAGCGCATCTCGGTGTAGCCGTCGACCCGCGGCGTGTAGGGGCCGAAGGCCTGCTCGGCGCCCATGCGGGCGCGCCGGGCGTAGGCTCGCATGCGGATGGCCTCGTAGGCCCCGCCCCCGTCGAGCTCGGCCAGCAGCACCTTGCCGGCCCGGCTCCCGTTGTCGATCGACAGGGCGCCCGTCTCAGCCCAGACCATGCCCGTGCGGGGGGTGCCGGCGTCGGTCCATCCCTGCTCTTGCAGGTAGAGGGCGCCGTCGTTGCCGGCCGCGATCGGCGTGTCGTAGACGCTCGCCTTGAACATCGCGGATCGGCTCATGGCGCCGATCGACCACCACCCCTCGTCGGGGTGCCACACGACATAGCGGTCGCACTCGGTCGCGCCGGCGCTCGGGTAGAACCACCAGAGCTCGTTGAACGTCCCGTTCGCCGAGGCGTGGGCCCGCACGGTTGCGGCGTTCCGGTTGATGTCGCCGAAGACCAGCTCGGCCACGTCACACTGGATCGGGCGAACCTGGCCGCCCTCGTACCGCCAGAACCCCTGCTGGCCCATCCAGGCGGCCTTGCCGTTGTAGGTGGCGACCGCCCGGGGCGACAGGAAGTCGACCGTGTCGTTGATCTTCTCGGCGCCGTAGATGTACGGCTGTCCGACATAGCGGACCAGCCAGACCTCGTCGTCGCAGAGGAGAAGAGAGCCCTCGCGGACCTCGTAGAGGGCGCTATGCCAGCCCGAGCTGTCAGTCGGCAGGAAGCCCGCCGTGTTCGTCGTGCTGGCGAAGTTCCAGTCGTTCCGATCCTCGCGGGCGCACCACTCCAGGCGGCGCCGGTCGCCTCGCGCGCCGCACACCAAAATGTGGCGCTCGGGCGTGACGACAAAGGCGCGGTTGCCGGTGGGCGCGCCTGACAGGGCCGCCGCGCGCGAGCCCGGCGTCGTGGGGCTCCAGTTGAGCAGCCGCCCGTCCGAGCTCGAGAGAAATACGATGTCCTCGCCCCACGTATCGAGGGACCACATCGGGGGCCTGGTGGCGATCACGGACCCGACCGAGCGGGCGTCGCCGTAGTCCTCCGCGCCGTAGTTGTAGATGCCGTAGCCGCCCCCCGTGCCGGGGCTCCAGCCGACATAATCGAGCGGCTCGACCGCCGTGTAGGTCGTCGCCTCCAGGACGTGGATCTTCGTGTCGGCCATGATGCCGACGCGGGTCACGTTGTTGTTGTCGGTCCAGACGAGCAGCCGGCGGGGGATGCTCGGCAGGGGGCTCGCCGTCATGCGCTGGTTGCCGCCGATCGGCTGCATCACGCCGTTGCGCCACCGGATCAGGTTGGCGTCGGCGTAGCGGTTCGGCAGGACCGCCTTGGAGGCGCCGCGAACGACGCCAGGCGGGGGCATGACGGGCTTGTAATCCTTCATTTCGGCGCCGCCTCCGCGCGTCGGGTGGGCGACATCGCCTCGATCTTTTCCGCCAGCCGGCGGACGTCGCCGCGGATCTCGATCAGGATGTCGTGGTCGGCCGTGCTGATCCTGGCCTGCTCCTCCAGCCGCGCGAGCCGGAGCTCATGCCGCTGGTCGGACGCCCGCAGCTCGCCGTAGGCCAGCGTCAGGGTCACGATGATCGTCAGCCCCGTGAGCAGGGTCGTGATGATCGACAAGAGATTGCCCTTCGTAAACTCATGGTTCATTTCAGAGGCTCCGGCAGGCATCGCGGATCTTCCCGTAGTCGACCACCATGACGCCCAGCGCGGCGCCCGTGGGCAGTGCCTTGAGCTCCTCCGCGGCCAGACGCTGGAAGGCCACGGAGTAGGACGTCAGGGGCGGGCAGCGGGTCACCGGCTCAGAAGGAGCCGTCTGACAGGCGCCGAGCGGCATCGTCAGTAGTGCGATGCTCGGCCACCACCTGGCCCGCCGCCTTGGCGTCCCGTGCCGCTTGCAGGCCATAGTCCGCCTCCGCTTGTTTCTGCCCCACCTTCTTGGCGTTGCGCAGCACCAGGGCGGCCACCGCAGCGAAGGCGGCGGCCACCCCGGCCACTACAATCGCCAGGAGGGCCTGGCTCACTTCTTCTCGCCCTCGGGGATGAAGATCCCCAGCAGGCCGGCCAGGCCGGCGCCCACCAGGGCGATGTTCTGGGCGATGCCCGGCGCCGTCGTGACGCCGATGGCGGTGAGGCCCGTGAACAGCACGGCCCAGCTCGACGGCTCGCTGAACCGCTTGATGAGGATCTGGAGCATTCGTCTCTCCTATTGGGCGAGGTCGTAGGGTCCGACCTGGTGCTGCTGGGGTGGGTTGAAGATCCGCGACGGCGCGCAGCCGGCGAGGGCAAGGAAGAGGACGAGGACGGCCGCCCTCACGGGTAGGCCTTCCACGCGAGCTGGTAGTGGGGCCCGTCGAAGAACCGCGGGCCGAAGGCCTCGCCGCCCCACTCGATCGCGACCTTGAGCTCCCTGGCGGCCTGCTTGAAGATCCTGGACATGCGAACGTAGAGCGGGCCGTGCCAGCTCTCCTTCCCGTTCAGCAGGCACACGATGTCGACGGCGTGCGCCACGTCGGGGCGGGCCTTGCTCGTCGCCGGGATGTGGCGCGACTTCAGCGTGCGGGAGGCGCCGGCCGCCTTCAGGATGCGCTGCTCCTCGATCGTGCGAACGCCCTGGGTCACGCGGAAGAGGCCGGGCGCGAGCTCGGCGGCGCGCAGCACGACGGCGACCAGGTCGGGGTGGACGCCCTTGAGCTTGGCGAGGGATCGAGCGGGCAGGGTCATAGCTGGTACGCCTCCGTCCAGAACAGGTCGATGTCGGCGCCGGACCAGCCGAAGAGCTGGCCGAACACCGGCACGATGGGGTGGTAGCGGTTGAACTCGGTGGCGCCCGTCAGCAGCATGTTGGCCGCGAACTGGTCCGCCTGGGGGAGCTGCGCGACGAAGGCCGCCATCGCGGGCGGGATCGTGCCGGGGCCCACGGCCGCCAGCGCCTCAGCCTGGGTGATGATCCCCCGCACGGCGAGGTTCTGGTAGAACTGCCGGTCGGAGATGATCGGGGGCGTCGTATTGGGCGGAGGCGGAACCGAGGCGAGGAAGTCTGCCTCCTCCTCTGGGGTCATCTCGATGTCGACGCCGTCAACGTGCTTGATCAAAGGCATTAAACTACTCCATACAGCTTGTATTCAAGCGTTATATTGCCTGCGGAAGAAAACAGTCTTATGTTGGTCATTCGCTGCCGTGAGCCTCCATACACTGCTGTACGAACGCCTCCATATATAATACCGGATACGCCCTGCGACTGCATGATGGAATTAGTAGCGGGATAACTAACTGCTGACCCGGGGAAGATGTCCGCAACAGCGTTAGATACTGACGTACCAGTACTATTTACGCCGGCAGTAATTGAACCATACGTGTTAGCACTAGCGCCAGCAGAAGCATTAGTTCCGTTACTGGCGCCAAGCGCGTAAGCATCTCCATACGAAGCTGTCGATATATAACTAGCGCCGTTATCGAATGAACATCTCCATGCCAATGAATTGTCGCCAATAGACGGAGCAAACCGCTCCACGAAAAGCTTAAACGAGCTGTAGCCTGTAGGCAAAGTTAGATCAACTACACCTGCTCCTGAAGCGCTCCCGCTTGTAATAAGCGTCATTCCGCCGACCCACGACGGGTCGGCGCCGACGCCGTTGTCGCGCAGGACAAAGCCGGCCGTGCTGGGGTCGAGCCCCACCCACCCCGACGCGCCCCGGTACAGGATCGTGCCGCGCGTGCTGTCGAGCCAATCCAGCACCTGGGAGGCCGTCAGCTCCTCGACGTCGCCCGCGCCGGCCGAGTTCCGGCCGTGGAGGCGGAACTGCGCGGTGACGTCCTGCATCATCGCGTAGGTGACGCCGTTGGCCGCGATCGAGAGGGTCCGGTCCGCCGACAGGTCGCCGCCCCCCGTGAGGCCCGAGCCCGCCGCCACCTGCCGGGAGTTCAGCAGGAGCGTGCCGTCCGCGTTGGGCCAGGTGTACGTGCGGGTCGTGCCCGTCGTGAGGCCGGCCGCGGCGAACGCGACCTGTTTGGTCGGGTCCGTGGCGTCCTTGATCCGCAGGGCGCTGGTTAGCACTGACAGCGTCCGGCCCGCGCCGACGTTGAGGCCGACCGACGTGCCGGTGCCCGCCGGGGCGAAGATGGCGTCGAGGCTGTCCAGGCCCGCGTTCAGCTTCGTGCCCCAGGTGTCGGTCGAGAGGCCGACCTCGGGCTTCGTGAGGTTCAGGTTGGCGGTGAAGGTATCGGGCATCGGCGACGTCCCCAGGTGTTCGAAACCGACGAGGCGCTCACGCCGCGTCTATCCAAGTTCCGCTCGCTCCTGCGGTGTCGGCCCATCCGCCCGTGGCATCGCCTACGGGTGTCCAGGAGCCGGTCGCGTCTGGCACCGTCACCCATAGCAGGATCGAAACGATTTGCGTAGGGGGCGAAAGCGTTTGCGTTGCGGACGCACTGATCGGGCCGAGCGCGGCCGTGCCGGTGGCGGCCTGGGTCGGCAGGTCCAGGGTCTGGTTGCCGTTGGCGGCCACCCGCACGGTGGACGTCGCGGCGGCCGTCAGCAGGGGGAGCGTCTGGCTCGCCGAGGCTTCCCGGCTCGGCACCACCACCCCGGTGGCGGTCTGGGTGACCAGCGCGAGCGTCTGGTTCGCCGATGCTTCCCGGCTCGGCACCACCACCCCGGTGGCGGCCTGGGTGACCAGCGCGAGCGTCTGGTCCGCGGACGCCGCCCGCCCGTCGACCACGGTGCCGGTGGCGGCCTGCGAGACGAGCTGGAGGCTTTGCGTCGCGGAGGCGCCGACGAGGACCGCCGCCGTCTCGGCCACCGTCACCAGGTCGAGGGTCTGGGAGGCGCTGGCGGCCACCGTGACGCCCGCCGTGGCGGTCTGGGTGGGCAGGGCGAGGGTCTGGCTCGCGGAGGCGTTGACGCTGTTGCTGGCGTTCGCCGTGGCGGCCTGGGTGACCAGGTCGAGGGTCTGGGACGCGGACGCGGCGACGACGACCGTGCCTGTCTCGGCGACGGTGACGAGCTCGAGGGTCTGGGCGGCGCTCGCGGCGACGACGGCCGCGCCCGTCTCCGCAACGGTGACCAGGTCGAGGGTCTGGGACGCCGAGGCCGCGACAGTGACGGCCGCCGTGGCGGTCTGGGTCGGGAGGTCGAGCGTCTGGGACGCCGAGGCGCTGATCGAGCCGCCCGTCGAGGCATTGGCGGTCTGGGTGACCAGGCCGAGCGTTTGGGACGCGGAGGCGCTGATCGCGCCCGCGTCGCCCCACGCCGTGAAGCCGGACGGGATCGTGCCGGCGATGTCGGCGTCCGTGAAGCGGCCGGTCCACGACCGGCCGTCCGAGGTCGTGACGCACGGGAAGATCGCGCCCGTGAAGCCGATGGCCTGCCCGTTCGTGCCGGCAGACGGGCTCCCGACTGCCGAGCCGCGCCACGTCGTGCCCCCGTCGCTGGACATCCAGACGAGCCGGTTGTCGGCGTCGAGGGCGATCATGACCTCGGTGGCGGACGCCCAGAATTGCGTCTTCGCGCCGACCGTCGTGCCGTTGTACTTCCACTGGCTCTCGTCGCGCATCGCCATGATGGCGTTGGCGAGCGGCAG